ATACTCAAAGCACATATTCTTTGCGTTCCCGCTGGTCAGGAAATCTTCAATGGCCTTGACTTCCTCGCTTTTGCTCCCACCATGAAACTGGTTCTTGGGTGGTGCCTGAACATTGTATTTGATTTCCAAAAAATCACCTTCTTCATAAAATTTCAGTTCCGGGGGCCGGGATCGTGTCTATGTAACACAGATCATCCGTTCCGGGGATCACATCATACAGGCTAACGGTTTGGGGTTCTTTGGCCCGTTTTTCCCGCTCATGCCCTATGGCTGACCGCATAGCTTGACAGGCCACGGTGACAAATTTCACCTTTTGCAGATCAGGAAGGGCAAACCAGCGTTTCACAGCCAGCAAATAGCGGAAAATCACAACATCAAACCATTCCGATCTGTTAAGGCCCTGCTTGTCTAAATACCACCAAACAATATTGATGTTGTCCGTGGCAAATTGGGCTTCTTTCGGGGTAAGGGGGCGTTCATAAAAGGATTTTGGCAACCGTAAGCCGCCACCCACCTCGTTTCTTTCCGGTTTCACACATCCCCCCCCCCAATCTGTCAGGCAGTCAGGCCGAAGAAGGAATTGAACTGATCAGCACCCACATAATCACGGAACTTTGTGGGGTTGATGTAGTAATTCCAGCAAGCGCCGGTTCCGGGAACAGCGTTCCCGAAGGGAAGAAGGCCACGCTGAAGGCCGATTCTGACGAACTGATCAGATTTGCCCATGCACCGGGCGGCTTCCTTCACGCTGATCTTCTTGATGGGCGGTTCCGCAACCGGGGCGGCTCCATAACCCATCAGGTAATCAAAGGAAACTCCGGTTGCATCGGCAAGGGCCTTGATACGGTCAGGGCCGGGGGTGTTCTTCCCGGAAAGGTATTGGCTGATAGCGGCCTTGGAAGCCCCGGCCTGTTCAGACAGGGCGGATTGGCTCATGTTGGCCTGTTCCATAGCGTTCTTCAAACGCTCTGCAAAAGTGGTCATTGTGCATACTCCTTTCAAACAGCTTTATTGGGTTATCACTCTTGTTCTTCAAAGGCCACTTCACATTCTCCACAGAGAACATGAACTTCCTTGGTAGCCCGGATGATGGTTCCGCAACAGGGGCAAACATACTTGCGGGAACTTGATCCCCCCCCCTTCCGGGAACCCTTCAGCGGATTGGTACGGGGTCGAACCAGACAGAACCCGGATTTGCCAAGGGATTTCACGAAGGCTTCAGCTTGCGGGTTCAGGGCGGTTTTGTGCCATCCGTACTTTTCGCCTTTCTCCACGGTCAGGCCGTGGGCTTCAGCGGTTTCTTTGAACTTCCGGTTGTGGTAGGAACCAGAACGGGAAGTGTCCTGAACATTGTCCTGAAGGTTCTGAAGGTGAACCATTTCGTGAAGCAAGGTTCCACAGGTTTCTTCAAAGGGGCGGTTCAGGTATTCGGCACACAGGTTGATTTCGTAATAGCCGCCTTCCTTGGTGCCGTCTTGCCACGCCTTCCAAGCGGTACACCACCCATAGGCCCCACGGGTATGATCCGGGGAAACGGTGATCACAGGCTTTTCCAACTTCCCTTCAAAGAAGGCTTTGTTGAACTTTGAAAACAAGGTTTCAAGTTCATCAATGACCGGTTTCAAACTGACTTCATTCATGGTGCTTACTCCTATTGAACACTATATGTGCTCGATTTAGTTAAAAAAAAGTTCCTGAACCGAAACGCCAAAGAAATTGGAAATGCGAACCTTCACTTCATCACGGGGAACCCGTTCATCACGCTCATACATGGCATAAGAAGATTTGGTGATCCCAAGTTCCTTGGAGATTTCGTCTTGGGTTCTGCTCCCACGCAGTTCCCGAAGTTTCTTGCCAATACTCATATTTGCACATCCTTTCTTCAGAATTAGAACAGCCAAAGCCCCAACAAGCAATTTCCGGGCGGTCATATCTTTTATATGGGGATTGATACCCAATACCCGAACCCATAAACCGGGGGCGCTCATGTTGTCGCTGTTGCCCTGCCATCATCAGCACCGGTGGGGCGGTTCCGGTGGACGGGCCATCAGGCCCGTTTCGGCTTATTCAGCATCCATGTATTTTGCGGAAACCTTAATCATTGATTCTGCAACCGCTTTATCGGTTACACCCCGATAAGTTTTATTGAACAGGATATACACAAGACTAAAGGTTATATCATCAGAAGAATCATAGGCAACTTCAAGAACAGCTTCCGGGCAATCTTCCATAGTCTTTTCGTGGGGAAGGGTAAAAGCGTGGGGCACACCATAAGTAGTAAGCATTTCATCCAGTTTTTCAAGCAAGGTATCATCCATATCAGGGTGTCCTTCACGATCCTTAATGGTGACATAGGTATCAAAAACATGAACCTTCATTTTCAAATCCTCCCAATCAGTTCGTGCACCTTTTGTGCTCGTCTGATTATCATTATACACGATATGTGCTCAAAGTCAAGCACAACCGAACACAAATTGTGCACAAAGAAATGTGTTACTAATTGTGCACATCGACGGATTGACTTTGTGCACATAATGTGTATAATAAATTATAGAAAGACTTCTGAAAGGGGTGTACTTATGCCGAAGTTTTCTGATCGGTTCAAGCAATTACGAACCGAACGCCGCCTATCTCAACAGAACTTGGCGGATCAGCTTGGTTTTTCTAAAAGTAGTGTAAATATGTATGAACGGGGCGAACGGGAACCGGGCCTTGAATCTATGGAAACCATTGCTGACTATTTCAATGTTGATTTGGATTACCTCATGGGAAGATCAGACATTCCGAACCGGAATGATTGGTTGAAAAGTATCAATAAATCTGTGGTAGTTGAACCTTCACAGCCACAAATGAAGTTTGATAACATCATCCCAATTTCTACAAAGCGTTTCCCCCTACTCGGTGACATTGCGTGTGGAAAACCCATCATGGCAAACGAAGAAAAAGAACTGTATGTAGAAGCCGGGGCCAACATTTCTGCTGATTTCTGTTTACGGGCCAAGGGTGATTCCATGATCGGGGCCAGAATCTATGATGGGGATATTGTTTTCATCAAGAAACAAGAAATGGTGGACAATGGTGAAATTGCCGCTGTTATCATCGAAGATGAAGCAACCCTGAAGCGGGTGAATTATTTCCCTGAAAAGAACCTTCTGATCCTGAAGGCTGAAAACTCCAAGTATGAAGATTTGGTTTATACGGGTGAACAGTTGGATCATATCATCATTCTTGGTAAGGCCGTGGCCTTCCAAAGTGATATTAGATAGAAGGTGGCTGGGTGAAGAAGTTTTTGAAAGGCTTTGGGATCTTCTTTTTCAGTTTCGGGTTTATCGTCTACACAATCATGTTTTTTACGGAAGCGCCAGAACTCCGCCCCGTGTTCATCATAATGGATGTCATTATGGGGTTCTTCCTGTTCCTGCTTCTGCGAAAAAGAAAGCCAAGACAGAAGGCCCCACCCAAAACAGAACCCACCGTTCAGGTTCATTCCAATCTGAACCCGGAACGGGCTATTAAATCCATGCCGGGGGCCTACACCGTAGCAGAAGCCAAAAATCATGTGCGGATTGTTCAAGATTGCTTGAACATCTTTGAAAAGACGAAGAACCTTGAAACATTCTTTTCCCGCTATGAATATGGTATGCAAATAGCCTTGACGGTGGATCAAGCGGCCAAGGCCGGGATCATCCCTTACACATCTGATCTTCCAGCTTCTTTCTTCAAGGCGGCTGATAGTCAGAAAGAACGGGTTTTGTTAGATTCCTATTCTGATCAGAAAGCCAAGATTGATGAACTGAAAACCGCAAAGGCCAAAGCCACCCATTGGAACCGGTATCTGAACACCCTGAAAGAATACGAAGATCAATATTCCATGAACCCTGATTCTGAATATCCTGAAGTTCTGGAACAGGTCAAAGGTGAACTTGCCAAACTCGATCTGTCCACATCCGTTCCGCCGTCCAATCCCTGAAAACACAGGAAAATCAAGGCTTTGGAACAGGTGGAACAGATAAAGCGCCGGTTCTCTATATACTCTTTTTCTTTTATATATTTTTTTATCTACTCTTTGAAGTAATATAATATCCGTTCCAAGTGTTCCATTCTCTCAAAGCCACACCCCGCAAGGATTTTAAGCGGAACGGATATGGAACAAATGCAAAAAAAAAATGACCGCCCCCGGTCTTGCACACCGGAAGCGGTCAGGCGAAACAAACCCTTTTGAAGTTAATGTTTCAAAGCCCTTTGAACATTATATCACATGGGGTTTAGCTTTGCCATACCCAATTTTGAAAGTTCAGGTGATATAATGCGAAATCCAAACGGGTATGGAACGGTTGCAAAGCTATCAGGCCAACGCCGCCGCCCATACATTGTGAAGAAAACCATAGGTTGGAATGACAAAGGCCATCCGATCTATGACATTATCGGTTATGCTGAAACCCGTGAAGCCGGGAACATCATGCTTGCCGAATACAACCGTGATCCTTGGGATGTTGACCGGGCCAAGATCACCCTTCAACAGCTTTTTGACCTCTGGAAAGAAAAGAAGGCTCCGAAGCTGGGAGAATCCAACCGTTCATCTTTGTGTTCAGCGTTCAAGCATTGTTCAGCGTTATGGGAAAAGCCCTATAAACAAATCCGGTCATACCAAATGCAAGAAACCATTGACGGTTGCGGGAAGGGGTACAGTACACAGGCGGCAATTAAGAACCTTTGGGGCCATCTTGACAGGTTTGCCCTTGAAATGGACATTATCACCCGTTGCTATTCTGACTTGCTGACTTCTGATCCTATCCCGCCCACCAGCCGCCTTCCCTTCAGCAAGGAAGAAATCAAGAAGGTTTGGGAACATCAGAAAGAACCTTGGGTTGACACGGTGCTGATCCTGCTTTATTCCGGTTGGCGGATCAGCGAACTTTTGAACCTGAAACCAGAAGATGTAAACCTTCAGGCCGGGACGATGAAAGGCGGAACCAAAACCAAAGCCGGGAAAGATCGTGTGGTTCCTATCCATTCCAAAATCAGGCCCTTGGTGGAATCCCGCCTTGCGGAAGGTGGCCCCCGCCTAATTAGCTACAATGGAAGGGTCTGTTCCCAAACCCAATACCGGGTATTTTGGGCGGACATTATGAAGGCTCTGAAGATGAACCATACCCCGCATGAATGCCGCCATACCTTTGAAACCCAACTGGACAGCGCCGGGGCAAATAGGAAGTGTATTGACCTTCTCATGGGCCATGTGTCCAAGGACACGGGAAACCGGGTCTATAATCACAAGACTTTGGACGAACTGAAAAGCACAGTTGAACTAATTCAGTAAGCCCTTGAATTTTGTCAAATCCTATGGTATTCTTTTGATGGTGCTACCGATAAACGGCAAGCGGTTAGTTCCCCTGACCAGATCAGGGGCGCTTCTTGCCCCCTGATCTTTATAGAAAGGGGGGCTGTCAAATGGTTACATATTCTGATCTGATCCAGACAGGTATTTTAATCGTTGGCATTATTGCCCTGTTCATGCAGGCCAATAAAAAGAAGTAATCGCCGCACCCTCTCACAGATCGGCGATTACTTCAAACATCTCATAGGGGGCTAACCGTTTGCCGGTAGCACCCTCGTTCTATGTTCAGTATAATTCAAGGCCGCTGAAATGTCAATAGGGGCCGTTCAAAGCGGTGAACATTATAGGCCGCTGAACACTGAACTATTAACACGATAGTAACAAAAAAGGCGGGAAACCCCGGAAAACCGGGACTTCCCGCCTAATCTGTTTTTATTGTACCATATTTGCTCCTGGCGCGCCAGTCCGGCCCTGTCTTTTTTCCACCTCCGCCAAAGTTTTTCCGCTGTCTTGAAAATTCCCGCCCTTTTCGTTACAATAAAGCCGAATCGATCCCAGGACTAACCTCGGGACCGGAAAGAAGGAGCATCATGGAACAACAACAGTCCTATTCCCCCCGCACCCTTCAGGATCTTGTTCCCGGACAGAGCGGCATGATCCTGTCTGTGGGCAACCAGTC